CGTTATTTTTTTTAGTTACATAAAAAGGGTATTGAAGCTACTCAGATTCTTCTGTTAAGCATCATCCGTAAACGAGTGTGCCAGTAGCTTACTATCCCTAATTATCCTCTTTCACATTGCCTGCTGTAAAATGTATCTAATACATCTTCTTTAACTGTTTTAAGTTCTTCTATACTACAAGACCACTTATAGAATAGAAATACATTAAAGCAGATTAAAAAGAATATTAGAAACAAAGTCATTATTATTACACCGAATGGTATATCTATGAGATGAGTTAGTTCGTTCATAGTGCAGCCTTTCTTTTATTTAGTTTAAAAAAAGATATGTAAGACAAGACAAGTTTCTTAAACTCTTAAACACTCACTTAGCAATTATTAGCAATTTAACGGTAGTGTTTACTATTAACTTTGAGTAATGCCTTACATATCATAAAAAGGGGTAATGTAGTGCATCATTACGATACACTACACACCTGTTGTTACTTCATCACTCTACGTTGACGTATGGATTTATATACTGTTGAGGACAGCTTATATAAAGTTAAAGGTACTGCTATTACGTAGGCTATGATGTTGATAGGTATAAGTTTAAGGTTCATGCGACCTCCTTAAATTTTTTAGAGTATTAAAAAAAGGAAAGTGTAGTACATGCATATACTACACCTTCCAAAGGTTAGTCTTACTGGACGTTTTAAGAGCACTCGCTCTCCAGTAACAAACACACACTATGAAGTCATAAATATTTAAATATATTTAGAGTGCATTTGTCGTGATAGGCGTAAGCCCACCACAAGCATACAAAGGGTGATGTAGTACTGAAACCAAAAACGTAACCTAATCACAAAGTCAAACCCGTAATGCAACGGGGTACGGTAACGTAAACACCTCACACACACAATGTAGACTAAGTTTTGAAACTTCATCACTCTCTTATTGTTTAATAAATTGTAAATTAGTAATATTGGCAATGACTCAGTTACATTATTAGATGACTAAAAAAGTAATATATGAAGTATTTAATCCCAGAACAGGTAAGTGGGAAAGAGATGTAACTACGGATGATGAGATAGATCGTGCATTTGAAATATATTTAAAGGATTTTGAATATTATGAAGCAGAACGACAGATCATTGAAAAGATTATATTACAACACGTACAAAAAAGAATTGAAGATACTCCCTAGTATTCCATTACTAAGTGATACATTACTAAGTAATATAATTAACAATAGTATTCCATTACTAAGTAATATATATATAAATCCCCACTCTCATGGAAAAAATAACTAGAAAGATCAATCATAAGACTACAGAATGTGTAGTGTATACTACTGATGATTGTCCACATCCTATGGTATATTGGAAATCAGCAGCAAAAGGTGATTGGGCTACTACCGATGATGGGTATGTAGCAGAATGTATAGCAAAAAATGTCTATACAGACAAGTCAGGGAGAGTAAAAACGCTCATAAAGCTCACTTGTGGGTTACAATGGAGCACAGGTAACAGTAAATTACTGTATAAACCTAACAAAGAGGCAGGTATTTACTCTATGATTAAGCCAAGAACGTGGCAAGATCGTGAATCTAAGAAAAAACGTACAAAAAATGCAGTAAATGCGTACGTATCTCAGATTGTAGAGGGTAAAAAGATAGATTGGCAGCAAATAGGCAATATTTATAGGGCAGATCAGAAAAAACCAGAGGCTACAGTCAAAAGATTATTTAGAGAAAAGGTTATAACTAATATGGTTGAAGAAAAATTAAAAGAAATACTATCTTCTAGAGGTATTGACAAAGGATATGTACTTGATACTATACTAAAAGCAATATCTATAGCAGAAGATAAACAAGATGTATCTAATATGCTACGTGGAGTAGAGAACTTTGTAGATATGTTAGAAATGAAACCAAGCAAGAAAGTAACAACAGATACTTTACAAATAGATATGACTAATCAAATAATGGATAATATAGAAACAGAAGAAAAGAAGTTAGTTGCTAGTAGAAAAGTAGAATCTGATGTTATAGAATATCATGATCCAGGAGATGAAAATGATTAATAATACATTATTTGGAGTACATACTGAAGATATACATAGAGTGTATCTTGCAGATAATGAGTGGTATAAGATTAATGTTAATATACAAGTAGAAAATAATAAATATTTTTCTGCATGGTGCATAAGAGAGAGTGATAATGCATCTTTAAAAGTAGTAGGTAATATTGATAACATATTATTAGCTGAGGCACAGTATTCGTAATGAGTGACGATGTAAATCATCCAGATCACTATACTAAAGGCATAGAAGTAACTGACTTTATTGCATCTTGGCAAATGGATTGGTTTCGTGGTAATATTATTAAATACATTGTACGTTGTCCACATAAAGGCAATACTGTAAAAGATCTTAAGAAAGCCAAATGGTATATAGAAGATCTTATACAAAGGTTGGAAAATGATGAGCAACCACCAAGTACATGTTATTAATGTTTGAGCCATGTCCTCTTACCACAAGATCAATGTGTGGGTTTGCAGCAACTGTAAATGGAGAGTTACATTGTGGCATCATTAGTTGTGCTTTTGAAGGCACTAAAGTTAAAAATCTACCTAAGTGTACTAAAGAAATGTCAAAGTACGAACAATCAAAACACGCAAAGCATCCATGGGAAATATTCAACAAATAAAAGAAAAGCTAAGAAATGATATAATACTATTTGGTAAGATATGCTTACCTAGTATGTTTTCTAGTAAATCTCCTAACTTTCATCATGAACTTGCAGATCTTTTAGTACAGCCAGATATAAATAAATTAAATGTAATAGCACCACGTGGTCATGCTAAGTCATCATTGATTGCATGTATATTTCCATTGTGGCATATACTAACACAAGAAGGTACTAAGTTTGTTGTATTATCTTCTAAGACAGAAGGGCATGCTGTAAGATTATTACAAACTATTAAAAATGCATTAGAGTATAGCATGGAGTTACGTAGTGTTTATGGATACTTTGGTCAACACTCTGCTAGACAATGGTCACGTACAGAAGTAGTATTAAGAGATGATAGTATGATAATGTGTCGTGGTACAGGTCAGCAGGTTGTAGGACTAAAGCATGGCAATCAAAGACCAACATTAGTTGTACTAGATGATCCAGAAGATATGAACAATACTAAAACTGCAGAAGCTATGGAGTTTAACCTTAGATGGTTATTGCAATCAATGGTACCTGCGCTAGATGCTAAGCGTGGCAGGATTGCAGTTATTGGTACACCACAGCATCAAAGATGTTTAGTTGAAACTTTAATGCAGACTGAAGGATGGGAGTCACGTAGATATAAAGCATTACAAGATGATGGTACAGCCCTTTGGCCTGAGATGTGGTCAAAAGAAAAGCTAGAAGCAGAAAAGAAGTCATTAGACTCTATAGGTAGAGTATCTGCGTTCTATCGTGAGTATCAATGTGAGATTATTGGAGATGAAGATCAGTTATTTAAAGAAAGCTATATACAATACTATGATGCAGAGCTAGTATATAAAGAAGATGATGCCTATTTACATTTTCCCAAAACAGAAGAAATGAGAGCTGTAAATGTATTTATGGGAGTAGATCCAGCTAGTTCTGTTCGTAAGCATGCAGACTTTTCTACAATTGTATGCGTTGCTGTAGATAATAAGAATAACAAATATGTGCTGCCTTATTATAGAAAAAGATCTACACCTATGAATCTAGCAGATACTATTATACAATATTTTAAAAAGTACAAACCTGTTAAGACTCGTATAGAATCTGTAGGCTATCAAGAAATGTTACGTGATTATTTAAGAAGTCGTGCTGATGAAGAAGGATTATTTATACCTGGACTAGAAATAAAAGAAACACCACGTAGTAGTAAGTCAGCAAGATTAGAAACAATGCAGCCCTGGTTTGCACAAAAGAAGATCTATATCCAAAAAGATATGAATCATTTACTAGATGAGTTATTGATGTTTCCTAGAGGAAAACACGATGATTTATTAGATGGTTTATATTATGCTACTAAAAATAATTATACCCCAAATCATAGCAATCAAAGAAATGAGTCTTATCACTCTCAGGGTGATTACGTAAAAAAGACTGATGATTGGATGATTTCCTGAAACTTTTTATAACTTTTTATGTCTAAGTTCTTGATATGCCCGAAAAACACCCAGAAGTCAAGATATCTGAGGACAAACTAAGCGAATACTCATCTG